CGATCATCAGATGGTACCACAGAATATATTATGACTAAACGTACACATTTTATGGAGAAGCAACATATTGAACAATTCAATAGCTTTTTAGATGTGTGTCCGTCTGAAGTGGAACGAGATACTGTCAAGGGTGAGTGTGGTTCACCTGTAGTTGTACAGCAGCCAAACGCTTGCGTTTTAGCTGGAATACACATATTAGGTGGTACCCGAAGACAAGCAGTATCTGTGCCTATTTATAGAGAGGATTATGAATCAGCTCTCAATTGGTTTAACACACCTATTGTGGAGAATGACATACCTTTTTTAGAAGGGCAGAATTTCACAACAGATATAAGTCCGCGATGTACGGCTCGTTATATCCCTGATGGTACCGTCCAGGTGTTCGGTAGTTTTGGAGGATTTAAAAGACAACCCAAAAGTACGGCTAAGGATACACCCTTAACTCCTTTTTTATTGGAGGATGGTAGAAAGCGCGAGTTTGCGCCCGCACCTATGCGAGGTTTCACTGCTGTACATATAGGGTTAAAGTCTATGGTGCAGAAAAAGATGTGCTTTAAAGAGGATGTAGTTAAACTCTGTGCTGCAAGTTTTGCACGAACAATATATAAGGGTTTGCCTGATCGATTTAAGGCAGAACTTAAGGAACCCATATGTTTGCGGGCAGCATTGAACGGTGTACCAGGAACTAAATTTGTAGATTCTATGAATTTTGGAACTAGTGCTGGTTATCCTTATAATAATAGTAAGCGTAATCACATAATACGTATGCCTGCCGATGATATTTGGCAACATCCGGTCGAATTAACTCCCGAAATTAAGTTGGAAGTTGAAGAGTGTTGGAATAAAATGATACAGGGTATTAGTTCAGCACCCGTGTTTATGCAACATCTTAAGGACGAAGCACTACCTTTACGTAAAGTGGTAGCAGGTAAGGCCCGCCTTTTTATGGGAGGCCCAATGGCTTGGAATGTGTGCGTTCGCATGGCTCTTTTGCCTTTTGTGCGTGTAATGCAATATAATAAGTACCTCTTTGAGTGTGCTCCGGGTACAAATGCGACTTCCATTGAATGGACTCGTATATATCAATACCTGACACGTTATGGTGTGGACAGATTGATAGCCGGTGATTTTGAAACTTTTGACAAGGTTATGGGATCATTGGTTATTATGGAAGCTTTTCGTACTATTCGTATGATATTAACGTGGTGTGGTGCAACTCAAGAACTTTTGAATGCTGTTCAGGTTATAGCTGAAGATGTCGCTTTCGCCTTTTGTAACTTTAATGGGGATCTTATGCGATTTTTCGGATCAAACCCATCAGGACACCCGCTTACAGTTATTATCAATTGTTTGGTCAATTCCATTTATATGAGATATTGTTACCATGAATTGAATCCAGCTAAGGAGGTGGATACCTTCCAAGAAAATGTTAGTCTTATTACATATGGTGATGATAATGCTGCAGGTAGTCGGGTTGATTGGTTTAATCACACCGAAATTGCACGCATTTTGTCTGAGGTTGGTATAGGGTACACGATGGCAGATAAGTATGCCGAAAGTGTTCCCTTTATTATGATATCTGAAGTTTCTTTTTTGAAACGAAATTTCAGATATGAACCTGAATTGAATGC